ATCGACAAGATGGAGGAGCGCAACACAGACTTCGTCGCCACTAAGTGGGTGCCGCACGAGCTCAGCGTTGTCTCGATTCCAGCTGATCCCACGATCGGAATCGGCCGCTCTCTACTTATTGACGAGCAGCCCACGCAACCCACTCCCCCTAAGATCAAAGACGAAACACCTGCTGTGCAGGAAGTTCGCCAAGCGGCCTCATCCGCATCTACCCCCGTTCTCGAAATGGAAACCACCCCTGATCTGGAGGTGATCCGGTCCCAGGCCGCTGAGGCTGAGCGGACCCGCATCGCCGCTATCACCGCCCTCGGTGCTAAGCACCAGCTGCAAGACCTGGCTCGTGAGCTCATCGACGGAGGTCGCTCCATCGACGAGGCTCGCGCAGCCGTCCTCGACAAACTCGGCTCTACTCCCGTGGAAACTCCTATCCGCTCTGCTGACCTGACCAACAACGACCTGGGCCTCTCCGATAAGGAGACCAAGAGCTTCAGCTTCGTCCGGGCCCTGAACTTCCTGGCCAACCCGACCGACAACGCTGCTCGCCGGGCCGCCGAATTCGAAATCGAAGTTGGCCGCGCCGCTGCCGCCAAGTACGAGCGCTCCAGCAACGGCATCGTGGTGCCGAACGAAGTGCTCCGCCGCGACCTAACCGCCGGCCTGCCCTCCGCTGGTGGCAACCTCGTCGCCGACGAGCTGCTCAGCGGCTCCTTCATCGACCTGCTCCGCAACCGCCTCGCCCTGGCCAACGCCGGCGTGACCATGCTGAGCGGCCTGCAAGGCAACATCAGCATCCCCCGGCAATCGTCGGCCAGCAGTGCGTACTGGGTAGGGGAAAATGTGGCCCCGACCGAATCGCAGCAGGCGATCGATCAAGTCAACATGACCCCCAAGACCGTGGGTGCCTTCGTTGACTACAGCCGCCGCCTGCTCCTCCAGGCCTCGATCGACGTCGAAGCCATGGTCCGCAACGACCTGACCCGCGTGATCGCCCTCGAGCTCGACCGCGCTGGCATCTACGGCACCGGCTCCAGCAACCAGCCCCTCGGCCTGGTGAACACCACCGGCATCGGCAGCCAGACGATCTCCACCTACGGCACCTTCGACGAGTACATCGGCATGGAGACCGATGTGGCCACCGCCAACGCCGACGCCGGCTCCATGCGGTACATCATCAACGCCGCCGCCCGTGGCGCCCTGAAGTCGACCGCCAAGTCCGCCTCCGCTGTGGCCGCCGGCTTCGTCTTCGAGAACAACGAGATCAACGGCTACCCCGCCATCGTCTCCAACCAGCTGCAGAACAACGACGCTCTGTTCGGCGACTTCTCGATGATGATCATGGGCATGTGGTCCGGCCTTGACCTGACCGTCGACCCCTACGCCGGTGCCACCGCTGGCACCGTGCGCATCATCGCTCTGCAGGACGTCGACTTCGCCGTCAAGCAGCCCGCCGCCTTCTGCTACGGCACCTGATAGGCCCCTCCCCTCGCCTCCTGATCCATGTTCATCGAGATCCTTAGGCAGGTGATGATCGCAGGCGAGCCAGCTTCGGCTGGCTCCGTCCTCGACCTCCCAGAAGCCGTCGGCACCATGCTTATCGGCCTGGGCAAGGCGATCCCCGCTGAGCCTCCTAAGCCCTCGACTGTCGCTGCTGAGCCTTCGAAGCCGGCGACGCCAGTCGAACCCGCATCCCCAAAGGCCTCAAAACCTAAGGGCACCAAAATTTCCCCGCCTACCCTCGAGGACTAAGTCATGTCGATTCTGTCCACCGGTCTGGAGAAGCTCCAGCACTTCGCACTGGCCCCTACCGCCGTGCGCACCTCCAACCTCGACGGCACCGCCGTTGACCTCAACGATTACGAAGGCGACGTCGTCGTCATCCTGGATGTCGCCAACGGCGGCACCTCCACCCTCGACGTCAAGATCCAGAGCTCCGACACCTCCGGCGGCTCCTACTCCGACGTGACCACCGCCTTCTATCGCGGTGGTTCCGAAGTGGCCTCCTCTGCCGTGGCCTTCGCCCAGGTGAGCACCACTGCCTCCAAGCAGTACCTCGTCTTCCCAAAGGGCGCCGCCAAGCGCTGGATCAAAGCCGTTAGCACCACCTCCTCTTCTTCCCACACCTACAGCATCAACGCTGTCGGCGCCAAGAAGTACGCCTAAGCTGGTGACGGTCTAATGGGATGCATAGCCTCGGGTCACCGCCCGAGGCTTTTCTTTTACTTTCATAGGAATCTTTCGCTACAAACTTATGGCCTTAACCGAAGATCTAAGCGTATTCCTAGCCGACTTTGGCGTCATCTGCACAAGCGGTGCTGTCACCGGCCTGGGCATCCTCGACATGCCCAGCGAACTCGTAGCCGATGGGGTCGTACTGAGCACCGACTACAAGCTCACCTGTCTTGCTAGCGAGTTCGGCAACCTCAAGTACGCCGACACCATCACTGTCGCGGGCGCTACTTACACCGTCCGCGAAACCCTACTCATCGACGACGGCAAATTTTGTGAAGTCATGCTACTAAAACCGTAGGCCCTTACCTCCTCGCCAGCCTATGGATGCCCGCACTCGCGCCAACTGGCACAAAGTCCGCGAAGGCCTAGAAGCCGCCGGCAAGACCGACTGCTACCTCTACCGCCGCGCCTTGGCCATCACCACCGGCTCTCCCGACCCAGGCCCCTACGCCGGCTTAGCCCCTACGCCGGCGTAGCCACCACACCCCTAAGTCCCAATACCTCGTCACCGACTTAACCTCCAAACCCCAACACACCCTCACAGGCCTAGCCCCCTACGCCTACCTACGTAGACTCAAGGCACACCTACGCGAGGCCTTATGGCTATCTACGGCCTAAGTACTGACTTCAGTCGCAACGTCTACACCTTTGCAACGATCACTGCAGTAGGCACCTCAGAAGTAGTCGAGGTAAGGGGGTCCAACCTCACCTTCATATGCACGGTCACTGGTGGCGACATCACCTGGGAAATCCAAGGTTCAATCGACGGCTCGACCTGGGCCTCCCTCGACACCTCAAAAACCAAAGGTGCCGGCACCCACGCTGACTTCTACTCCGGCTATGTGCTCCGCTACATCCGCGTCGTCACGCTCACACAAGTAAGCGGTCGCACCCTGAGCATCATGATGGCTGCCTCTTAGGCCCCACGCCATCGCACCACCTTGCTGCCCCTCTGCTTATGACACGTCGCGAAGCCATCCTGGCCGCAGTACGCACCACGCTTACCGGTACGACAGGCGTAGGCACGCGGATCTACCGCAACCGTGCAGAGCCGATGACTCGCGCCGAGTCCCCGGCCATCGTCGTCGAACCAGTAACCGACATCCCGGTCCAGAACACCAGCCTGCCCACCCTCGACTGGACCCTGCGCATCCGCGTCGTCGTCATCAGCCGCAGCACCATTGCCGATCAGGCGGCCGACCCCACCATCGAATCGCTCCACTCCAAGCTGATGGCCGACCTCACCCTTGGCGGCATCGCCATCGATGTACAGCCGGCCCAAGTATCATTCGAGTTTGTAGAGGCCGACGTACCGGCTGCCGTCATCTCCTGCGAATTCGACATCCGGTACCGCACCTCCGTAAGCTCCCTCACCTAAGACAATGAGCAAAACCTCCTCTTCTGTTCCGGCTCCAGAGCCTACTGAGTCCGCAACCTTCGCTATCGAAGTACCGGCTGAGGTCTCTCAACCCGCTGCACCTAATCTGGAAGACGAGCAACGTGATCGTGCGGGTACGTGCCTGCTAGATCCAGAAACAGGTAAACGCACCTGGATCTGGCCCTGATCTGCGCTTTCCCCTTCGTAACGGATCAAACCAATGCCTCTTCTCCTCCGCAAGCGCCTCATCCTGATGAAGCTTGAGGTGACCTACGGCACGGACCCCGTCCCCACCGGTGCTGCCAACGCCGTGTTGGTCCGTGACCTCAACATCGTGCCCCTACAGAGCGACGTGGTGAGCCGCGACCTCGTGCGCCCCTACCTGGGCGCTTCGGAGCAGCTGCTGGCCAACACCCGCGTCCAATGCACCTTCAGCGTTGAGCTCGCCGGTTCCGGCACTGCCGGCACACCTCCGGCCTACGGTCCAGCGCTTAAGGCATCTGGAATGACCGAGACCATCGTTGCCAGTCCTGGCAGCGTCACCTACGCCCCCACCAGCTCCTCGGCACCCAGCAGCGTCACCATCTACTACAACATTGATGGCATCCTGCATAAGGTAACCGGTGCTCGCGGCACCTTCGTCATCAACACGACCGTAGGCCAGATCCCCACGATCGACTTCACTTTCACCGGAATTTACAACGGCCCCACCGACACCGCAGCCGCCTCGCCCACTTACGCGAACCAGGCCACTCCTGTCGTCTTCAAGAACGGCAACACCACCGGCTTCGAGCTCTTCTCTTACAGCGGCGCTCTGCAGACTCTCTCCTTCGACATCGGCAACTCGCTGGTCTACCGCGAGCTCGTCGGCGGCACCAAACAGACTCTGCTGACCGATCGCCGCTCCAACGGCTCCCTCACCATGGAAGCCGTCGTTCTTGGCGCAGGTGGCCACAACTACTTCACCGACGCCCTTGCTGATGGCACGTTGGGCAACCTGCTCTGGCAGCACGGTCAAACCGCAGGCAACATCATCGACTTCACATCCACCCGGATCGACATCGGTGACGTGTCCTACGCCGACCAAGATGGCATCGCAATGCTGACCATCCCGTACACCGCCGTCCCCTCGACTGCCGGCAACGACGAGTTCCAGCTCATCTACACCTAAGCCGGCTACGCAGCCACGCTGCTTCGTCACCTAGCCCCTTAGCCGCACCACGGCCTAGGGGGCTTTTTCATGCGCCTATACTCCTATTGCACCCAATACTCCAACCTGTGGCATTCATTCGCAAGAAGGTCAAGACGTTCAAGTGGCCAGTAACCGTCGAAGAGCCCACAGACGGCGGCACATTTGACTCGAGCACCTTCGACGCCACCTTCAAGCGCATCGGCCGCGCCGAGTTCGCCAAGCTCGGCAGCAAGAGCGAACTCGAGCTCCTCAAAGCCGTCCTAGTCGACTGGAGCGGTATTGACGATGAGGCCGGCAAGCCCATCCCCTTCTCTGCCGAAGCGGTCAAAGAGTTCACTGACGACCCGTACTGGATCCGTGGCGTCCTCAAGGCCTACACCGAGACCTTCGACGGAGCCAAAGCGGGAAACTGAAGGACGCCGCCACCTACTGGGCAAGCGGCGGCAAACCCCGCGTTGAAGACAAAACGGAGGACGACGCTAAGGCCTTCGGCCTCGTCCTCCCTAAGTCTGTAGGCACGACAGAAGAAGACGACAAAAACTTCGTGGTCTGGGAGGAGAACTGGGACATCGTCATGATGTTCCTTAGGGCCCAGACCCAATGGACTGTGTCGATGGCTGGCTACGTTGGCATGCGCTATGACGTGCTGCTAAACCCGGGCGGCCTCTTCGACCTATACTGCGTTCAAGACCGTCGCGAGATGCTGGAGGCTTTGCAGATCATGGAATCCGCAGCCCTCAGCGCCTTCGCTAAGCAGGCAGACACCGATGGCTAGGCAGGTAAGCGAGCTCCTCATCCGCCTCGGCATCGAGGGCTACGAAGGCGTCGACAAACTCAAAGGCGCCTTCCGCGACCTCGACAAGGTCGCTCAGCTAAGCGGTAGGCAGATTGACGATATACGCACACGCATCACAAACTTCGGCGCCGAAAGCGGCCGAACTGAACAACTTATCCGAGGCCAATTAGAAGCGCTAAGAGGTCTCCGCACCCAAGCCGAGTTCGGCAGTCGCGCCTTCACAGAACTCACCGGCGACATCAATACGCTACAAGCAGAGCTTCGCGGCTCTACTGATGCAATTGAGCGTCAACGCGAGGCTTTAGTGCGTAGTGCCGGCGCCAGCAACCAAAACGCCCGTGCCATCGAGCGTCAGATCGCCGGCCTCGAACGTCTCCGTCAGCAGACTCGCCCCGGCTCATCTGCCTTCGTACAACTAAGCAATGACATTCAACGCGCCACCGCAGACTTAGGGCGTTTTAAGACCGAAGCCAGTCAGGCCGCCAATACGCTTACGCAGATGCCCGGTGCATCATTAGATGTAATTGCTCGGCAGATAGGCATCCTTCAACGTCGGATGCAATCTCTGAATATAAGCACGCAAGAGTTTTTACGTTATCAACAGCGCATTGCTTTAGTTGGCACAGTGCGCTCTGCCACGGTTGGTCGTCAAGAGTTACGAGCAACAACGGCTATGTACGAAAGCCCGCAATATAAAGAATTTGTAGGCGAAAGATCCTTAAAACTTGAATTACCCGACACACTTGCAGCCATACGTTTTCGCATCAATGAAATCAACACCGAACTTGAAAACATATCCGGTTACGAGCGTCGCCGTCAACTAACGCTAGAGTTAAGAGAGCTTAATCGTCGCTTACGTACATCCGTAGAAGAAGTAACTTCTCAAGAAGATCGTGCCGTTGCAGCCATTCGTAGACGTATTGAAGCACAGCGTGAACTAAATCGCACAAGTGGACTTAGAGAATTTTTCAACCCCGATCCAGTTGAGCGCTCTATCAGACGCAACCGCCAAAAGCGTCTACGCCAAGGTATCCTAAGCGAGGCAGAGCAAGCAAACCTACAAGAGTTAACAGGCAACTATGTTGAAGCCTTAAATACTCAAGCGCTTGTTGCACGACAGTCATACACACGTCTACTTGAAGTCCAAGAAAATTATAATCGCCGCGCTATAGATCTAGAAGATAAAAAGAATGCGGACCTACTTGCATCTCAGCAAGCCGCTTTTGATGCTGAATTAGCCGCATTCGATCGGCGCCTAGCTCGGCGTGATGCACTTCTAAATCGTCGCGGCGTCATCAAAGCCACCTTGGGCCTAGGCGGTAGAGATCTGTCTCCGCTATACGAAACCATTGTCGGTGTAGGAACACAACGTGCTGGTGCTTCCCAACAACTTATGGGGCGCACACCACAACAAGCCGTCCAAGACCTTTTCGGAATCTTTGGCGGAAACCTCAATCGCACGGGAAACGGAACTACCGATACGATGCAGGATCTGCAGCGTCGGGCTATCCGCTACGCCGGCGGCTCCTCTGCTGTCCAACAGGCCTTTGCCTCTTTCGCCCCAGGCAAAGCTCCTGCCGAGCTATATCCCCGTACTGGCGAATCAGGCCAGGCCTACCGCCGCCGCGTGGAAGTATCCATGGAGCAAGGCGTAAGTACTGCAGTTACCAGGCTTCGCAACTCAGTGAGCGTATTTGGAGACAGTCTGAAGAGTGCAGGAAGTCAGCTTATAGCGGGTCGTACCGGCTCACCTTACGCCGCCATCAATGCGTTTAGTCAAGCCTTACGAAAAACGCAGGATAACATTACCAAGATGTCTCGCGGCACAGATCCAGACGACATACCTAGGCAGTTCAAACTTATTCGTGACGGGGCTTCCCGCTTACAGCAAATAGTTGATAATTTTGGCCGGGCTGTTTCGGGCGCCTCTACTGCCGTCTTGCAGCAAGAGCGTGCACTACGCCGCCAAGCAATTCAATTTTCCGGCAACGCCCCTTCGGTAATCGAGGCGTTTCGTGGCGTCCGCTTAGGGCAGACGCCCACAGGCATGCTGCCTCGGACAGGGGAGTCGCCCGCCGAGTACACCGCCCGCTTAGGCGTAGGCGTCGGGGCTGAGCAGTTCCGCCTACCTGCCATTCCAAATTTTGCGAAAGGCACCACACGTGAGCTACAAGCAGTCCGGCAGGCTCTCCAGGAGATCCGCTTAGACCTCGACCCCTTAGCTGCCAACTTCGAGGCCACGGAACGGCGCATCTCTCGGAGTGTGCGCAAGATCGATCGCGAGCTTGAAGGTCGAGAAGGAGGACGTCGCCGCTTCAGCGGTATGCAGTTCGCGCAGACTGCTGGTGCTGCCATCTCCGGCGGCATCTTCGGCGGCCCCGAAGGCCTGCTCGGCGGTGTGATCGGCGGGATATTCGGCGGCACCGGTGGTGCTTTTGCTGGTGCAGCTATCGGTGGTCAACTTGGCATGTTTAGACAGCAGTTAACTATTGCGACTGACTATGCCGCTCAACTAAGTAAGTTGCGTATCTCGTTGCGTGGAGTAGCTGGCTCTGCAAAAGAGTACGAGCAAGCACTGCAGGCAACTATTAACGCCGGCGCTCGTTTTAATTTACAGCCTACAGAAGCTACAGAATCCTTCACGCGCTTAGCTGCGTCAGTAAAAGGTGCTGGAGGAACGATTAGAGACACGGAGCTTGCATTCAACGCAATTACAGCCGCTGTCAAAGCGACAGGTGGAAATACGGAACAAGTACAGGGAGCAATGCTAGCACTTACTCAAATATTCTCCAAAGGTAAAGTAAGCGCAGAAGAACTAAATCAGATAGCTGAACGTCTTCCGGGTACGTTTACTCTATTTGCAAAGTCCGCTGGTAAGACAGGCCCAGAGTTACAAAAAGCCTTACAAGAAGGTAGTGTAGGCCTCAATGACTTTATGAAGTTTGTTTTAGCAGTAGGAGATAAGTATACACCCATTATGGATAAACTTGCCAGCTCGAGTGAAAATGCTGGCGAACGAATGAAAGTCAGTTTTGCTAACTTAAAAGTTGCAATAGGTGATGCTCTTACGCCCATAGGAGCCAGTATCCAGAATGTCACAACTCAGCTTATTGATATGGCTTTACGCGCAGCACGCGCACTCAAACTTGTTAGAGAAGCTGCTGGCGCCGAGATAACATTAGAACGGGGAAGAGATATACAAGGTCGTGTCGGTGAGGCCTATAGAGCCGTAGAACGACGTAATGCTCAGTTTACTTTTGGCGATCCTAGGCGAGAAGCCTATGCAGCTATTGATCGTGCATTTAAGTCCATAACCCCACAAGCAGGTGTCGAGGGCACACGACAGAATATTGCAAGCCTAAAAGATCTTATTGAAATTCAACGTCGTCTAGGTGTAGGCGAAGGCTCTGAGGAGCAAGTAGCACGGCGCATGCGCATGCTGTCCACACAGGGTGAGCAGCTTCGCAAACGCCTAGAAGACGAAGAAGCTCGTATGAAACGATTAACAGAGGCGGAGAAGGCATCTGTTACTAAGTTTGCACAGCCTACTGGTAATGAAAGTACAGCCGAAAAAGCACGTAAACAGGCTGTAAAAGATGCTCAAGTCGCCGCCGAACAAGCACAACGCCGCAACGAAGAGATCGCTCAACAAGAGATCCGCCTGGCTGACGACGTGTTCAAGCGTCGCATCGAGCTCGAGGAGCAGTTCTACCAGCGCCGCAAGGAGCTCGCCGACCTCAACGCTCAGAATGAGCTCCGCCTGCTTTTCGGTGCAAGTCGCGAACGCGCCGCCGCCGACCTCCGCTACAGACAGTCCATTGAGGAGTACGACCGCCGCATCGCCGCCGCCCGCAACGCCGTAAGTCAGGCACAGTTAGACCTAAGCGGAGCGCAAAAAATGGCAGCCATTACTGCCGCCTCAGCTGCACCTAGTACAGCCGGACGCTTTCCTTCTGGAATCTCTGGCTATATAACTGGAGATCCTCGTAGTCCTTATTACCGTGCAGATCATGGTGGATCTAACTACCATGAGCACCTATCGTTTGTAACACGTGCTGCTGCAGAAGCTGCCTACGCCACCTTGCGTGCTGCAGGTATACAAGTAACTGAATTCAAAGGCTATGGACGTGTAGGTGGTCATAGTACAGGTTCTGCACACTATTCTGGGCTTGCTTTTGATGTACCTGGTGCTCAGGTTCCTGTGGGGCAAGAACGAGCACTTACAGCTCGCGTTCAACAGCTTTTAGGTATAGCCGGAGGAGCAGGAAGACAGCGCTCAGCCGTCGCATCCCAGCTCAACCGCAACATCACCGACCAAGGCGACATACTTGCAAGCGAAGGTAGGCTAAGCGCAGAGAACGCTACGTTGAGTGGTCTGCTCCAGGATAAACCTGCGTTTGAAAAAGCGGCGGCAAAAACGCTAATTCTTGACTACACCGAATCCCTTCGTCAGCAAAACGAAGAACTTACAAAAGAGCTGCGTCTAAGCAAGGAGCGCATAGGCCTGCAGATGGAAGGGTATACAGAGGCCTACATTGAGCTGCAACTAGAGCTTAACGAAAATGCGAGAGAACAGAATAAGCTAAGGATAGATGCACTTACTGCCGACAAAGCACAAGCTGCAGCTATAAAGGACAACCTAGAGCAATACCGTAAGCAAGCCGATCTTCTACGCGAAATCTACGACTTACAAGAAAACGCTAAGCGGGGCTTCGGCTTCCGCGAAGGCGCTCGTCAGTACGTCGAATCTATCGGGTCCATGAAGGAGGCCACCGCTCAGCTAACCACCAGCGGCATCAAAGGCCTAGAAGAGTCGTTGTTCTCGCTTGCCACGACAGGGACTGCCAACTTCAATCAGTTCGCCTCCGAACTGCTCAAGCAGACCGCTCGGATAATTCTCCAGCAGCTCGTCCTTAAGCCCTTGATTCAAGGACTTACATCGTTGTTTGGCGGTCCAGCTACCGCTGCATCTGGAGTAGGTAGCCTCGGTCCCGCTGCGCTCAATTTTGGCCCGATAGGTCCGGGCATCTCGGCGTTCAGTGCCAACGGCAACGCCTTTGCTGCTAACGGAATCGTCCCCTATGCGATGGGCGGCATTGTGCAGAGCCCGACGCTCTTCCGTTATGCCAACGGTGGAGTGCCCGGCACCGGCCTGATGGGCGAAGCGGGCCCCGAGGCCATCATCCCTCTGCAGCGCGGCCGCAATGGCAAGCTCGGCGTGGCCGGTGGCGGTGGAACCACCAACATCACAGTCAACGTCGACGCCTCCGGCACCTCTGCCAACAACGACCCAGGTCAGGCCGCTGCTCTCGGCCGAGTCATCAGCCAAGCCGTCCAAGCTGAGCTCGTCAAGCAGAAGCGGCCCGGCGGCATCCTAAGCCGCTAAGCTTGTTGTATTACTAAGTACACACAATGGCTACGTTCACATGGTCTCCAAGCTACGAACCCACAGAGGCAAGTAAGCCTCGTGTTCGTCGGTTTCAGGCTGGAGATGGGTACGAACAACGTGTACGCTTTGGCCTAAACACAGATCCCAAAGAATGGAGCCTGTCGTTCAATGAACGCTCTAATACTGAGCGCGACGAGATCCTTACCTTCCTAGAGGCGCGAGGAGGCTATGAGTCCTTCGACTGGACCCCTCCTCGCGGCTCCGCTGGCAAGTTCGTCTGTGCAGAGTGGCAACTCACAATGCGGGCTTACAATTTCAACACCATCCAAGCCACCTTCCGCCGCGTCTTCGAACCCTAAGCTCCCTCGCCGCTTAGCTCCCTCGCCGCTTAGCTCCCTCGCCGCTTAGCTCCCTCGCCGCTTAGCTCCCTCGCCGCTTAGCTCCCTCGCCGCTTAGCAAGCCTATGGCCGTCCCAACCTCGGAACTACAGGCCATTGCGCCTAGCTCAATTATTGAGCTTTATGAACTGGAGCTAAACGCTCTTCAGCATGGCACCGCCGCCACCTACCGCTTTCATGCTGGAACCAGCCTGGTGAACAACGGTGACGTGACCTGGGCCGGTAACGTCTACCAACGCTTCCCCATCGAGGCCGACGGCTTCGAGTACAGCGGCCAAGGTACCCTCCCTCGTCCTCAGCTCCGCTGCAGCAACATCTTCGGCACCATCACCGCCATCCTGCTCACCTTGCCCAGCGGCCTAGAAGGCGCCAAGGTGACGCGGATCCGCACCATGGCCCGCTACCTCGATGCCGTCAACTTCCCAGGCGGCACTAACCCCTACGGCACCCCGGACCCCACGGCCGAGTTCCCCCGCGAGATCTACTACATCGACCGCAAGAGTGCCGAAAACCGCGACGTCGTCGAGTTCGAACTCGCCAGCGCCTTCGATCTCGCCGGAGTTCGCGCCCCTAAGCGGCAGTGCATCAGCTCCGTATGCCAGTGGAAATACCGTAGTGCTGAGTGCGGCTATACAGCTCTAAATTATTTTGACGCGAATGATAATCCAGTAGTTAATGCTAATCAAGATGTATGTGGTAAGCGTGTAAGCAGCTGTAAAGTACGTTTCGGAGCAAACGCTGAACTTCCGTTCGGGTCCTACGCAGGTGTGGGGACCTTCTTCACGTAAGCCAATGTGGAAAGCCGATGCACTAGATCACGCCAAGGAACTTGACCCCGTAGAGGCGTGTGGCTTGGTCGTAGTGATCAAGGGCCGCGAGCGTTACTGGCAATGCCGCAACCTGGCCCGGACCCCAAGCGAGCAGTTCATCCTCGATCCCGACGACTACATGGCCGCCGAGGAGGTCGGCGAGGTTGTGGCCGTAGTGCATAGCCATCCAGCGACGCCGCCAGCACCGAGCATGGCTGACCGGGTGTCGTGCGAGGCAAGCGGCCTCCCCTGGCACATCGTCAACCCCAAAACCGAGGCCTGGGACACCTGCATCCCCTGCGGCTACAAGGCTCCACTGATCGGCCGTCCCTGGGTGTGGGGCGTCACCGACTGCTGGTCGCTTGCCCGCGACTGGTACGCCGAACAAGGCCTAAACATGCGCGACTGGGAGCGTCCCTACAACCCTGACGCCTTCCTAGCTGACCCGATGTTCGACCGCTGCTGGGCCGACACCGGCTTCCGCGAGTTACAGGAGAACGAGGAGCTGGAGCCAGGCGATCTCCTCCTACTCAGCATCGGCAGCCCCGGCCTCAACCACTGCGCCGTCTACCTAGGCGATCAATTGGTGCTCCATCACCTCCAGGGCCGCCTTAGCAGTCGAGATCTCTACGGCGGCTGGCTCTTAAAGTGTACGGGGAGGCGATTGCGTCATGCTGCGTAAGATCAAGCTCTACGGCAAGTTGGCCAAGTTCATCGGCAAGCGTGTGCTTGAGGCCGACGTGGCCACCGCTGCCGAAGCCGTTCGCTTCCTCGTGACCAACTGGCCCGAGCTGGAGCGCCACATGGCCGACCAGCACTACCGCGTCAGCCTCGACACCTACGACCTCGCCGCCGAAGAACTCCACGACCCCGCCGGCCAGGCCACCATCCGCATCACCCCCGTCCTCGCCGGCGCTGGTGCAGTGGGACGCATCCTGCTTGGCGTCGCGTTGGTCGCACTATCCTTTGTCTCTTTTGGCGCTAGCGGTGCTTTTGCTGGCTTAGCAGCTAAGGCAGCAGGTAGCACCGCATTATTTGGCCTAGGTACTTCACTGGTCCTAGGCGGCGTAGCCCAACTACTTACCCCTGTCCCTAGGCTCGACGTCCAAACAGAACAAGATCCTCGGCGCAGCTATAGCTTCAGCGGCATCCAGAACACCAGCCGCCCGGGCACACCAGTCCCCATCGTCTATGGCGAGACACTGGTCGGCTCAATCGTCATCTCAGCCGCCATCGACACCGTCCAAGTAAGCGCCTAAGTCATGACACAGGAAAACCCACAGATCATCGGCGCTGGCGGCGGAAACGACGGTAAGAGCGGTGGAGGTCAAGCTCGCACTCCACAAGTAAGCCCTGACAGCCTCGAATCCACACAGTATGCCACCGTTCTCGATCTACTCAGCGAAGGAGAAATTAGCGGTCTAAAAAATGGTTTAGCATCAATCTACCTTAACAATACTCCACTAGCAACAATTCTAAAAACAGGCACCTATGTTCAATCGTTCAACCCAACAATCACAGTAACTACATCAACACCACACGGCCTAACAACAGGAGACTCTATATATCTTGATTTTGCTGGAAACCTTCCGCCTAATGGTACCTATACAGTTACCGTAACCAGTAGTACAACTTTTACTGTATTTAGTCCGTACTATTCAACATCGAGCGGAACCGTATACATATGCTCCTTAAACTTTCGTAACGTTACTGTATATACACGTAATGGCACTCAGTCGCAGACGTACATTCCTCTAGATGGAGTTGCCAATACAGTATCTGTAGGCGCAACCGTACTGCAAGGCTCACCTGTAACTCAAACAATTACAGATTCAAGCGTAAATCGCGTAAAAGTAACAATTAATGTACCGCTACTTCAGGAACAAAAAACGAACGGCGACGTAGTTGGTAGCACATTCCAACTACGTATTTCGGTGCAATACAACGGTGGTGGATTTACCACAGTTTTAGATGACACAGTAACAGGTCGTACTGACGATCCGTATCAGAAAGACTACAACATCCCAATCACAGGTGCCTTCCCCGTAGATATTCGTGTAAGTCGCCTCTCTGCTGATACTGCGTACCCTCCTACGGCCAGCGCATTTAGCTGGAGCAGCTACAGCACCATCGTTGACAGCAAATTCCGCTACCCAAACAGCGCCCTAGTTGCGCTGCGCATGGACGCAGCACAGTTCAGCAGCATCCCAGAACGTAGCTACCTGGTGCGCGGTATCAAAGTTGCCATCCCGAGCAACGCCACCGTTGATAGCACCACTGGCCGTCTCATCTACTCAGGCGTATGGAACGGCACCTTCGGTGCAGCGAAATGGTGCAGCGACCCAGCCTGGATCCTGTGGGATCTACTGACCAGCACCCGCTACGGATTCGGCGACCACATCACCGCTGCTCAGCTGGACAAGTGGGCCTTCTACAGCGCTAGCCAGTATTGCGCCACCCTTGTTCCCGACGGCTTCGGTGGTCAGGAGCCCCGCTTCTCCTGCAACGTCAGCATCCAAGCCCCCGAGGAGGCCTACACCCTTATCAACAATCTGGCCAGCGTCTTCCGGGCCATGCCGTACTGGGCAGCAGGCGCCCTAACCATCAGCCAGGACAAACCCACCGATCCGGCCTACCTCTTTACCCTGGCCAACGTCAGCGAGGAAGGCTTCTCCTACGAAAACAGCAGCCGCAAGGGCCGCCCCACCGTCGCCGTCGTCAAGTACCTCGACCTCGCCAGCCGCGACGCTGCTTACGAGGTCGCCGAAGACCAGACCGCCATCAGCAAATACGGGGTCATCACCACCCAGATCGACGCTTTCGCCTGCACTAGCCGAGGTCAGGCTTCGCGCATCGCCGACTGGCTGCTCTACAGCGAACAGTACGAAAACGAAATCGTCACCTTCACCGCCTCGATCGACGCCGGCGTGTTGGTGCGCCCGGGCCAGGTGATCGAGATCAGCGACCCAGTTCGTGCCGGCTCTCGCCGTGGTGGTCGCCTCACCTCCGCAACCACCAGCGCCCTAGTTGTGGACAACGCCACCGGCCTCCCAGCAAGTGGCGGCACCATCAGCGTCATCCTCCCCAACGGTACGGTTGAGAGCCGTACGGTCGGCACCCGCAGCGGCACCACCGTCCCCGTCACCACTCCCTTCACCACCGCACCCAATGCCAACAGCGTCTGGATCTGGGAAACCAACGACCTCCAGGCCAGCACCTGGCGCGTCCTCGGCATCCAAGAACAGGACGGCGCAAACTACGCCATCTCGGCCATTGCCTACAACTCCAGCAAGTACGCCTACGTCGAGCGTGGTGCACCCCTCCAACAACGGGACGTCAGCAACCTCAACGATTTACCCGCCACCCCAACCGGCCTAAGCCTCAGCGAGACCCTATACACCTATCAGAGTCAGGTCCGTGCCAAGGTCATGGCTCGGTGGCAGCCAGTTCTCGGCGTCAACCAGTACTTCGTCCAGTACCGCAAGGACAACGGCAACTGGATCAGCATCACTGTCCAGGGCCCCGACTACGACGTCCTCGACATCACCCCCGGCCTGTTCGAGTTCCGCATCTATGCCCTCAACGCCCTCGGCAAGCAGTCTGCCGCTCCCCTGACCGGCAGCCTCAACGCCCTTGGCAAAACTGCTCCACCAGCCAACGTCGCCAACTTCACCCACAGCATCGACCCCAACATAGGCGTTCTTCTCAGCTGGACAGCCGTAAGCGACATTGACCTCGCCACCTACGAAATTCGCAGCGGTGGAACGGACTGGGCCAGCGCCACACTCGTAACAAAAGTCAACGCCACCACCTATAAAGTCGGCCTAATCGCGCCAAGCACTACTACCTATCGCATCAAGGCCCTCGATACCAGCGGCGTATACAGCACAACAGCAGCTTCCACAACAGTAACCATTAATGCAGTTAGCACCCCAGCACCAAGTTCAAGTACTGAAGACGTCTTAGCCACCATTACCTGGAGCGCTTCTACAGCTAGTTACGCCATTGCCTATTACGCGATTATCTACAGCGGAACCACCCTGGCAGAAGTTAAAACAACAAGTTTCAGCCTTCCGATTACCTGGAGCGGTGCACGTAGCTATAGCGTCAAAGCAGTAGATATTGCGGGCAACCAAAGTAGCCTAGGTTCTACCACCATCACGGTCATCCAAGCCGCTGCACCGCCTAACCGCAGCGCCACCTTCGACGGCCCCAACGTCATCTTGAAGTGGGACGCCGTCAACGGCACCACAAAAACACGCGCCTATCAAATCCTGGATGGCGCCACCGTCATCGCCACCAGCCAAACCACCACGTACACCAAAAACGTCGACTGGACGGGCTCTAAAACTTTCACTGTTCGCGCCGTCGACGCTAATGGGAACTTTGGCGCAGAAGGTTCGATCGTTGTTAGTCCAACAGTGCCCTCTGTGGGTGCGACGATCAACCAATCCGTCGATGACACAGTCATCACGCTCATCTGGACATCCACGCCCGGTAACCTTCCGATTCGCTATTACGAACTTCGCTATGGCCCTACATATGCCAGCGCCGCAATCTTAGACAAGGTCTCCAGCCTCACCTACTCGGTCGTAGGCTCTTGGCTTGGCGATCGTCGCTTCTGGGTCACCGCTTTCGACACCGCCGGCAACCAAAGTACCTCGATCTACAAGGACGTAAGCATCGTTGCTGCTGCGGCGCCAACCGTCACCTCAACTTTTGAAGGGCAGAACGTTCTACTGGCATGGAATGCCATAGTAGGAACACTACCCACACGCACCTACGAAATCCTCGATGGTGCGACGGTCATTGCAACAGCACAAACAACAAAGTACACCAAGACCGTTGACTGGCAAGGCAACAAAACCTATGGAGTTCGGGCTGTCGACATCAACGGAAACGTCGGTACAACCGGATCCGTAACCGTAACTGTTACGACCCCCGCTACCCCATCCATAACAGCCACTTTCAACGGAACCCAAGGTGTGCTTACTTGGCCTGCTGTAAGCGCGTCTTTACCCATAGCCTTCTACGAAGTGCGTTACGGCGCTTCATTCGATGCTGGCGTATCCCTCGGCAAAGTAAACGCCACCACTTTTGCAACTCCAGTCAGCTGGAGCGGTGCTCGTGTTTTCTGGGTCCGTCCAACAGACACAGCTGGAAACCTCGGCACCGCCGGCACAGTCACCCTTACCACTGTCGCAGCCACTGCTCCAACAGTCGCCTCCACCTTCGCCAACAACCTCCTCACCCTCACCTGGAATGCCGTCGCTGGCTCAGTCCCAACCACTGACTACAAGATCTACCAAGTCAACGCCGGTTCCGACGTCCTAGTCGACACTTCCAAAACCACAACCTTCAGTATTGCCCCGACCTGGACAGGCGAGAAGATATTCCGCGTCCGTGCAGTGGGTAGCAACGAAGAGCTTGGGGCTCTTGGATCTGTAACTACCACACTCGTTCTGCCGAGTATTGCCCAGACCAACAGCGCCTTCAAAGGCGAACAAGTCGAGCTCTCCTGGACTCCCACCGTAGGCAGTCTTGACATCGCTACCTACAAGATCTTTCAAAGCGAGACGTTCGATCCAGCTGCTACCCCCATTGCAGAAACACAAAGCACCACCTACAAGATCAAGGTGACTTGGGTTGGTAGCCGCCGCTTCTGGATTCAGCCGATCGACTCCAGGGGCAATGCCGGCACGCAAAGTTCCGTACAAGTCACCATCACAGCCCCGGGTACCCCATCCATCACCCAGCAGGTAATCGACAACAACGTTCTGCTCCGCTGGAACGACGTCACCACCTCTCTACCGATCGTCTACTACGAAGTCAAACGTGGCGCTACCTGGGAAACCGCAACCTCGATCGGTACCAAGCAGGGCCTCTTCACCACCGTTTTTGAAACTGTAGCCGGCACCTACACTTACTGGCTCGCCGGTGTAGACACTGCTGGCAATTACGGCACGCCATCCAGCGTCAGCGCCGAAGTAAACCAACCCCCCGACTACATCCTTAAGTCGGATTACAACAGCACCTTCACCGGCACAAAAACAAGCGCCTACGCCTCTGACGGTAAGCTCATCGTTCCAGTCAATACCACAGAAACGTGGCAATCACACTTCACTTCTCGTAGTTGGACTACACCACAAGCCCAAATCACCGCTGGCTTCCCTTATTACGCCATGCCCTCGACAAACAGCGCAAGCTACGTCGAGGAGATTGACTACGGCACAACAATCACAAACACAAAAGTAACATCAACTCTAAGCACTACAACAGTTGCTGGCGCAACCTCAATCACTCCAGCCTTACGCACTCGTGGCACCACAAGTACCGCAGCCACCTACTCCCAAACCGGCACCACAATCACCGTCACCTCCGCTGCTCACGGCCTATCCATGGGCGACTACGTCTACCTGTCCTTCACATCTGGCACAGCTACAACGGCAACCTATGTCGTAGCCACAGCTGCATCTGGCAGTTTCACCGTAACTAGCACAACAAGCACCACAACCAGCGGGAACGTCAACTGGACCAAGTGGACAAATTACGCTGGCCTAAACCAGGTCTTCGCTGCCTCGTTCCGCTACCTACAGGTCCAGTACGACTTCGCATCCAGCGGGGGCGATGACCTCCTCCGCGTCGACAGCCTGAACGTCCGCCTAGACGTGAAGATTCGTAACGACGCCGGCACCGGTAATGCTGTCTCTACCGACAGCGGTGGAACTGTCGTCAACTTCACGGTTCCGTTTGTGGATGTCGAGGGCCTCAGCGTTACCCCCTCTGGAACAACTCCGCGTATTGCCATCTATGATTTTGTAGACGCCCCCAACCCCACCAGCTTCAAGGTGCTGCTGTTCGACCTCTCGGGTAACCGGGTGAGCGGCCCGTTTAGCTGGACCGCACGAGGAACCTAAGCCGTGGCCAACTGGTCCAACCCGACGCTCACCAGCCTCTACACCGACTTCGTCAACGAGGTCAAAAACCGTGACGTCGACCTGGCGCTCGGCCTAGACCCCGCCACCACCTCCCCCACCAACATCCCCACCAACGCGATCCGTTGGAACTCCGCCAACAAGCGCTGGGAGAAGTACGACGGCACGAACTGGAACGCCCTAAGCACGGCGTTCAGTGTGCCGATGGGGGCACAGGGAACGCCATCCATCTACTTCGGCACCACTGCCGATGCAGGCCTCTACTCTCCTGGCGCTGGTCAGGTGGCCATCAGCACGGGTGGGACGGGGCGGGTGTTTGTGACGTCTGGTGGACTTGTTGGAATTGGCCAGGCTTCTCCTGGTTCTGCGCTTGATGTAGCAGGTGAACTGCGTGTTTACCCATCATCAGGTGCGGGTATTATACGTTTTGGAAGTGGTGGAGCAGAAAAAGGCAAAGTTTCTGTTGATGCTTCCAGTAATTTTGCTGTTGAAACTGCGGGCACAGAACGCCTCCGCATCACCAGCACTGGCGACGTCAACATCAAAGGTGCCGGCACCGCAGGCTCCACCCAGGCCGTCAGCTTCTCAGGCTCGGCGCCGGTTGACAGCTTGGTGCTTACGTCAGCAGGAAATGTCGGTCTGGGGACTTCTAGCGTTAGTAATACTGCTGGATACGGCCGGCAGTTAGAGGTTGCGGGAACGCTGCCATGTATCACAATCAATCAGAATGACGCAGGTTTTACAACCCGCAAATACTCAATAGGCGTTGGGACCACCGGCGGGCTGAGTATTTGGGATAACAACGCCAGCGCACATAGACTCAGCATTACTTCGGGAGGGCTGGTAGGGATTGGAATCGCTAACCCCGGCTCAAAGTTAGAAGTCCAAGGTCTTGGTTCCGCTTCTGGGTACACTTCTGCGGGAAATGCAGGAATTAAAGTTGATTTTGGGGCCGCAAATAATGGCGTTATCAACCTTGTCGGCGGCGGCGATCTAGGAATTTATCACAGCAATAGCTCTGGCGCCTATGACGTTGGGATTAGTTTTGGTGATAATAGTAATCGTATTTTGCGTTTTGATACTGCTGGTGGCGAAAAAATGCGCCTCGACGCCTCCGGCAACCTCGGCCTGGGGGTGACGCCGAGTGCTAACTGGAATCTTGGAAAAGCACTAGAAATTGGAACTTCTACCGGAAATGTTTTGTGGGGCATTGGAATCAACGCAACGTCTTTGCTTTCCAATGGTTATTACAATTCTGGTTATAAGTATGCAAATGCTGGTTATGCTACGCGATACGATTGCGGCGGCGGCAACGGCACCCACGCTTGGCACATAGCAGGCTCCGGCACCGCCGGATCCGCCATCACCTTCACCCAGGCGATGACGCTTTTGGGTACTACTACCCCTGCGCTACTCGTTGGCACTACAAGTGACTTTGGGGGTTTCAATTTTCAAGGTAAAAATCAAGTTGGGTTTAGTGTCCACAATGCAGCGGATAGTGGAACAGCAGCCTATTTTAGCGCTGCTGGGAATGTGACTCTTACCTCCGCGGGCAGCTCTGCCATATTGCACGGTACAGATGGCATCTTGTTCGGTGTAAGCGGTACCGAACGCGCCCGCATCGACTCCTCCGGCAGGCTGTTGGTGGGGACGACGAGCGGTTCTGGTAGCGTAGGAAGAATTATTGTTCAAGGAGCATCAAACGGTAGCGCCACCGGAGTTTTGCAGGTTGCATACAACGGCTCAGCTACTACGCCCTTATCTGCCGACACACAACTTGGTTTTCTACGTTTCACGGATCAAGCTAGCAACGGAAACGTATTTGCTCAGATACAAGGTGAGGTTGATGCAACCACTGGAGCTGGCGACTACCCCGGCCGCCTGGTCTTCAGCACCACCCCCGACGGCGCCGCCAGTCCGACGGAGCGGGCCCGCATCAACAACCAAGGCTACCTAACCGGCACCGTCAACGGCCTAAGCAGTGGTATTTACCCATCGAAGCAGTATTTCCGCCTAAATAGTAATCGTAACGGAGCAAACCAAGCTGCAGCTCAATCCGTCTTTGGTGTAGGTGTAAGTCTTGTAGCCTCTACTGTTTACGAGTTTGAGGCACTTTACTGGCTTCAGTGTAGTTCTGCGTCTGGTTCTCCTACAATGAACTTCTTATTCGGCGGAACAGCCACAATTAACAATATTATGTATTCTGGCGTTGGCCCAGGACCAACATCAGTCCTTCCACCTCTTTCGACGTACGATGCTGCACCAGCTAGTTTTATAGCAACCTCGGCCGGAGCATCTGTTGTATCTGGTACTCTAATAAGTGCAGTAAGCGTTATATACTTTATCAAAGGCTCAGTAAGTATTAACGCAGCAGGTACATTTATTCCTCAATACTCCTTTGACGTTGCTCCTGGTAACTTGTTTACAACAAACGCAGGTTCTTACTTCAGCATCTGGCCTCTAGGGGCCTCAGGTTCCAACACTTCTATAGGCAGCTGGGCATAAGCCCCACCACATCCTCGCTGCCTCATCCCCTTACCCCTTCTCCACCTATGACTTCCACGCCTACTTGGCACATCGCCAACATGGACCGCACCCTGCCCGACGGTACGGTGACCACCCTCCACTGGACCGTTTCCCTAAGCGACGACGCCGGTCACACTGCTGGCGCCTACGGCAGCATCGGCCTCCCTGCTCCCGATCCCGACGCCTTCACCCCCTTCGACGAACTCACCGAGGCCGAGGTGATCAACCAGTGGCTTCTGCCGCTTATGGGTGCCGAGCAGGTGGCCGCCTATGCCTCGGCCCTCGAAGCACAGATCGCCGAGCAGATCAACCCAACCCGGGGCAGCGGCCTCCCCTGGACTGCTACGCCGCTAAGCATGGAAGAGGCCATGTCAGCCGAGCAGGACGAAGCCGCGCCGCCTAGCGAAGACGAGGCCGCGCCACCTAGTGACGCGGCCTAGGGCGATACCGCCTCGCAGCCTAGACTTCTACCACACCCACTTAGCTAAGTCGATGTCACAGGAGCAAGTCGTCGCCGTGGCGATCAGCCTACTGGCGGGGTCTGAGGTGCTCAGCATGCTGCCAGGCGTCCGCGCCAATGGCTGGCTTCAGCTGATCTTCTCGGTGATCCGCACCATCGCCACCTTCAAGCCGCGTAAGTGACATGGGACCCGAGATCGCCGCAGCCGTGGTTGGCGCTGTGCTCACCTTTGCTGGCCTTGGCGTCTCGGGTGCCACTAAGCGAGCAACAGAAGGCCGCGAAGCCGTCATCCGCCTCACCCTCGCCGTCGAATCCGTCAGCGCTCGACTGGAGCAACTCCACGTCGACCTGAAATCCGACCGTGCCGAGACCTTTGGCCGCCTAAGTGGGTTGGAGCAACGGGTAAGCCGCCTCGAGGCCCAAGTAGGCCACGAGTAGGCAGCGGCACCGCTAAGCAGCCCCGCCCCCTCACCGCTACGCAGCCTGGCCGCTAAGCAGCCTCGCCCCCTTACCCCCTCACCCACTTAGCCAAACTGCGCCACAAGCTTATGGTCAACTCCTCCCCAATCTCGCTCGATCAACTGTTCCGCTACAACCGGAACCTGCCTCATCAGCTCGCAGCGATCAAGTACCTCGAGGAGGATCTCAAGCTGCACGGCTACGAGGTGGCGATGCGCCGCGATCGACCCTGGTTTGCCACGTGGAGCCAAGACGGTAAGCAGGCAGACACGCCTCTGCAGAACCACGCCAACCCGCTCCCCGTCCCTTACGAGTATCAGCTCGACAACACCAGCGGCACTGGCTACCGCGAGTGCTTCAGCTCCAGCTGCGCGATGATCGCCCGCTTCTACGGCAAGGTCCGCAACGACGACGAGTACAACCGCATCCGCGCCAAGTTCGGCGACACCACCAACTCCGCCGCTCAGCTGAAGGCCCTTGACTCCCTAGGTCTCCACGCCAAGTTCATCACCAACGGCAGCCCCGCTCTACTGGAGAAGGAGATCAACGCTGGCCATCCCGTTGCTGTGGGCTGGCTCCACCACGGCCCCTACAACCATCCAAGCGGCGGCGGCCACTACAGCGTCGTGATCGGCTACACCAAAGATGCCTTCATCCACAACGACCCCAACGGCGAGGCCGACCTGATCAACGGCGGCTACGCCAACCACACCAAAGGCAAAGCCGTGGCTTACAGCCGCCAACGCTGGCTCCGCCGTTGGGAAGCCGATGGCAACGGCAGCGGCTGGGCCCTAATTTGTAGGCCGTAGGCAACGACGCAGCGAGGCAGCTAGACAACGACGTAGCTTACAGTACACTGTATTACGCCTCGCAACGTCTTCGTGATTCTGTGCGACAAAGAAATTCAACAGCTTTGTGAGGCCTCGGGCCTTGTCATGCCCTTTGATCCTGCTCTACTGAATCCAGCAAGCATCGATCTTCGTCTTGGCACTGAGCTTATGGTTGAAGTAAGCCACACTGCTGAGCTGCAGCGCCTTGATATAAGCCACCATACAGCTAGGCATCCTTACTTCATGGCTCCAAGAGAATTCCTTCTAGCAGAGACGTTGGAAATCTTCCATATGCCAGCCGACGTTTGTGGCATTTTTTGCTTGAAGTCCAGCCGAGCACGAGAAGGCTACGAGCACAGCCATGCCGGCTTTGCCGATCCACATTGGTCCGGCAGTAAGCTCACCCTAGAACTCAAGAACAATCTTACCTATCACAACCTTCCTATATACCCCGGTCTCGCTATAGGCCAAATGGTGTTTGTCCGCCTTACAGATAGGCCTCGTCTGGACTACGCCATGGTCGGTCACTACAACAACCAACCCCAAGTGATGCCCAGCTGGCTAGGCCATCAAGCCGCTTAGCACCTAGGCCGCTTAGCACCTAGGCCGCTTAGTTCCAAGGTGGCCTCGCTGCCCTACGGCCTAGCCGCCTAGACTGTGCGTACCCGCTACGGCAGTGTGGCTCATTACCTCATTGAAGTACGCGGGAAGTTCTACTTTGAGACGGATCAGGACCCTAGTAACATACCCGCCGATGTGTATGCGCGTGTAAGCGAAGCAGTACGAAGCGATGATGACATCATCGACATAGAAATAGAAACCTATTCGCTTCCCACCTATGGAGCATCAGATTGATGGCATCCACCTCCTTAGCAAGAAGCTCACTAGGCAACGCTTTCGCGCTTCAATCTTTTCTGCTTGGCTCAACTGCTGTGCTTACTGTGGTAATCACGCCACCACCATTGATCATGTTCGCCCTAAGGTGAAAGGCGGCGACACTTGTGTCCGCAACTGCGTTCCAGCCTGCCTCGACTGCAATATCAGCAAAGCCCATTCTCCCGTATGGCTTTGGTGGATGGCTCAACCTCACTGGAACTTAGACCGAGCTCAGCTGCTCTACCGCTGGATCACTTCGGCTGATTCCCCTTCATATGCTCTATGTACAGCTGCGCCTGCCATAAGTCGTTCGAGTACCGGCCTATAGCACAATTAGGTGAGCAACTAAGATAGCGAGTTTCGCCGCATGGTTCTAGGCCTGTGACAATATAAAAACCATCACCACAATCAATAGACCCCTCAGGCACCTCGTATCGCAACTGCATGGGTTCGTGCTTCCGATCTAGCAACACATCCCCTTCCCTACTTAGCCCAGAAGGCACAGCAGTCTTTGGCGTAGGCTCCTCCACTGGCTCGTCCCTCAGGAAACTCCAAACCACATTCTGCTCGAGTAGGTAGCCAGTGGACGCACTGCATGCATCGTGGTCCTGGATTCGTCACAGCGCGTGCATCAGCATAGAGTTGTTCAGCTTCGAGTACAGCATCGTCTAGGTCGTCACAGCTGAGCGGCAGATCTAACTTGCCTGTATGTCCTTTGATGCGAACACGCCAGCCTTCAGGTCCCTCATAGAGAACCATCCGGCCGGCGTGGTATCGCAGAGAAGGCACTAGGCCTCGACAGCTTCCTCCAGTGTACGCAGCAGCTCTGCAATCGTCCCCGTATTCCCAATCACCCGATCAAACCCCGCATAGGCATCCAGTCCTCCCTCACTCGCATGGCCACTAAGCGCTTGGATGCCCGGCCGCTGCAATAGCCACAGCTCACCTCCAAGCTGCTTAACTAGGCTGGCCTCATTCTCAAATCTTACGTCATCAACAACAACTTTGTCGTACTGCTCAATACGCTTAGCCCAACACTTAAGCCATAGATCTGGGTGAACACACTGCCTACCCCACTCAGTCCCCAACGTCTGCAAAAGCTGCCTCACCGACAACTTCACCTCAGGGATCACGGTGTGCTTATCCCGAAATACTAAAGTCTCAGCTTCTGCTGGTGCATGCCCTAAGGCGACAAGCACCGGAATTAAAGCCTCCTTAAGTGTTTGTGCAAAAGGTATCACAACGTAGCCCTTCTCTTCGCATAACCACTTAGCAACCGTAGACTTACCCGACTGCGGAGCCGGACTATATAGGCCAATAAGTTTTTGCATCAGCTTTAAGCCGTTGGAGCTTCGGTGCTGTGAGCAGCAGCAATAAGCTGGCTTCTGTACTCATTGGCTAAGTCTTGTTGAAATTGCTCCCATAGGCCTGTGTAGGTGCCTTGCAGACCAGGCTCAGCTGCGTCGCGTCCATAGACGGCATACAGCATTTCCATAAAGGCTGCCTTACCGTTTTCAACTTGCCAGTCAGCCAGATTCTTGTCGTTAGTGTGGATTCCTAACCAAGTAAACGAAGAGAAAGTCATAGGTCTAGTGTGGGGAAAAATGCAAAACAGTGTGTACCTAACGTTCAGCGTCAGGTGAGTGGTAGAGCCGCTCTAAAACCATTGATGGCGGCTCTTCCGCTTCAGTCTTTTCCATAGGCAGGATGTCTGTCTTGTCTTCAATAACCCAGCTAAGTACGCCACCATGTTGCTTGATTAGTATCAAGCCGATTCGAGGAGACCGCATAAGTCTTCGGACTAGCCAAACTTCAAACTTTGTTAAGAAAGGGTGTGACATAAGCAGTACAGAAGTAGTGGTAAAAGCCTAGCGGCACCAGCCTAGGGGGCCAGCATAGCCTTGCGTAAGCGGGCGCTGCTGTACCACTCCGCGATCTGAGGCGTCCACTCGACAGCGTGCTCCCACAGCAGATCGCATAACTGCGTGATTTCCAGCTGAGCGTCCTTCTTAGCCCGTAAGTCCATGAAATGCAGGAGGCTACGTAGGTTACAACTCATTACAAAGTGCTGTCTAATTGCATAAGGAATCATGTCTCTCGCGTGCTCTTCTGACATCCCACGCTCAACCGCCAGCTTGAATCGCGCTGCGGAATCTAGGCACATAAGACGGTCGATGTTCCTCTGCTCTTCCGTGTAGTCGTAATGCGTACCTTTGCGATCCCTATAGGTCCCAACGGGCCGCAAGTAGAACACTTCGTGTACGTCACGTTTTTGCGTAACAACGTCTATTATCCGTTGCGATGTATACCTACCTGACTGCACATCAAATGAAACTGCAACCCTATGCGTTCTAGCTTGTTGCATAACTGAGTGTGGAAACCAACCACAATTGAAGCTGATTTGTGGGTGCTCTAAACATCCAAAATGGCCCTTATTTCCTGCTAGTAGGCGTCTAACAGCGGCAGCTCCTGCATTACACTCATTAGGCGCCGCTTCATCACTTACAAAATTTTCTGAGTAATCCTGATGCATTGCTTGCCATATAAGTTTTTGTGGAAACGCCGTCTTTGCTAGGACAGCGACACGAAAGTAGGGATCCATAGGTTTTGTAGGGGACGTGGATACAGGACAGTACTGCGCAGGAACGTAAGTGCCTAATTACCTAACTGCCTAGCAGCCTAGTTGCCTAGGCGGACGTGGGCTAGGGGCCAGCGGGCACGGGCGTAGCGCAGAGCGTGCTCAGCTGATTCTGCCTTCATGTGGACACTCATGACGGCAGCTCCATACTGCTTGACCAAGACCCGAAAAGTCGAGGTTTCTGCGCCTTGCACAGGACGGCTGATGCCTTCACCATGCTGCGACTTCGCCTCTTCTTCCTCCATCCATCCCATCGTTCCACTGAATTCCATTAGCTTTGTGCTCCTTGAGTAAGGGGTGTGGTGGTCTGCTGCATGTCTTGCAACGCAGCTTGGTGAGCCTCGTTTTTAAGCTCCTGGAACACGGCAGAGCCCAGTTCCTCAAGCATCAACTCCTCTAGGTGCTTTAGATATGCCGCCTGAAAAAGCTGTTCACGCTGCGGTTTAACACCTAAAGCCAGCTTTATCTGTTCAATAAAGGTTGCGCATATACGCCGCTTATGGCGCACCCTCGCAAGCCATTCATAGTCGAGTGGAATGCTCTTGCGCTTAGCGGTCTCATCAGCTTCCGCCATTGTTGTATCCATAGACTGCACCGCCATAAGCAGTTCAGCATGTAGGATTTTAAGATCCGTAGAGTCTAGGCTTGCTAGGTCGTCTAGGCTTAGGGTGCGCTCTAAGGTGCGACTTGAATAAGTTAGTTTCATAGGCATGGAATAAGTAAGGGTTTAGGCTGTAAGGCTTTAGTTTGGGCGCGGGCTAAGCGGAGTGCGGTGGCTTAGCTGTGACATTGTAGTACCTGAGGCACCTATTGGCCTCGCTCTCCCGCTCTCTAGGCCTCCTCTGTGACGCCGGGCAACGAAGCCTCGTACGCTGCAAGGGCTTCCATGATCAGCTGAGCCCGCTTAGGCCCAATAAGTTTTATTGCAGGTAAGCATTGAAGGCCTAGGTCTTTAACGCTGTCTACGGTGCTTAGGCCTGCTCGCAGTAGGGGGTTAAGCAGGTCAGGCGGCAGACCTACGTCACGCAGACTAGGCTGCGCATTAGTGCAACTATTTGCCATGTCTAGTAAGGCGTTTACGATTACGGCCTTGTCTTCAGTGTAAACATCTAGTGGTTCTTCATGAATCCACATTGCCACAATACGTAGTAACACAGGTATAAGTAGGTAGCTGTGTTTGTACTTAACTAATGCAAGGCTTAGCTTGTCTGATAGGGGCTTAGTCATCAGCACCCTCCAGCTCGGCGGCGATGGCGAGGAGTTCTTGACGGATGCGCTGACACTCCATTGCCATGGGTAGATAGTTGCGGGGTTCAACGACGTCATCAGGAGCCACCTGATCCGCAACAGCTCGCAGGGCGGCGGCTGCTACCCACTGAACGTGACGACGCGGGGCGTAGTCCAATTCTTGGTATGCGGCATCCAACACAGCTTGAGCCTGTGATGATAACTCAGTCATTCAAATCCTCTGGTCGATAAGGGGCAATGAGTTGTCCATTAGCATCAATAAAGCCAACCTCCTGCAAAAACTGTCGAGCAGCTTTGCGGTCGCCAGATAAGGCGCGATCAAGTAAGGACGGGGCAGTAAGTTCCTTTGCCATGTCTTCCAAGATCGAACAGCGAACACCTTGAAGCGTGGTGTCATCGCTGTAACTGTCCCAGGCAACAGCTAAGTGCAAAAGCACTTTGGCAATACCATGGCGTGTATCTTTGCCTTCTTCAAACTCGTCGATTAAGCGTTGGGCGCGTTGGGTTATTTCAGTCATTGATCTCCAGGTGTAGTTGAATTGGAATTAGGTACCGGTAGCGCGTGGTGGGGAAGCCAGTGAGTGTAAGGGTCTCCGGCGCACATGATGATGAACTTGGGTTGCCACCAGTCCCACCACAACGATTCCGGATTCCAAGCCCAGCACCTTCCTTCTGGCCCGCAATCCTCCGCCCCCGGCAAGCGCTCAGCAACGGGTACCGGCTCGATGGCGGGACAACCCCAGCGGGCAAGGACGGCGCGGGCATAGAGTTGCCATGCCCAGATGACTTCACCTTCGTCAATTTTGGCCCACAACTTGTCCCATAGCTCGCCTAACTCCTCATCCGTCGGCCCCTGCGGCTCGGGCTGGGCCAGGGCGGAGCGGGCTTCGGTCGCCAAGAAATGAGCTTCGCGGCAATCATCTACCAGGAGCTGCCGATAGTGATCCAGCTCGTCAGCCATGCGGGCGCACAGCGCTCGGAAGTCAGTCATTTGGTAGTTGCTCCAGTGCTTTACGAACAACATCAAGATCATTAAGTTGCCACATTGTTTTATTTCCTTGAATAAGATCAATTAAAGCAAGAGCTTGTTCTTTTAAGCTCGGCGGCTTGGGGCGACGGTCTGCGCGGAGAGCATCAATGGCAGGCTCCAGAATGTCCTTGCTGCGCAGCCACTCACAGCACGCCTCCAGCTCCTGGTCGGCGCCCCACTGTGCGGCTTCAGTGGCAACGTAATCAAAGTAAGTCTTTGGATCGTCTTGATACTGGTCGGCTTGCTCCCACCATTGCTGCACCAGCTCCGGCGGTGGGGTGATGGCAGTCATTCTTCAACCTCGTAACGCTTGCCAATGGCAGCTGCCCAAGCCACCAGATCACTGGCGCGGACGAGCTGCACTCCATCTTCAGGGCCATCGGCAACGCGCCAGTGGCATGAGGCAGTGTCCTTCAGGGCGCACTCAATGGCAGCCTTCGCGCCCCAGGTTGCAGCCTTAGCGGCGATGTAGAGGGCTTTGTCGCAATGGGCGGCGCCGTTGGTGTCCCATTCGACTTCCCATTGGCGGATGACTGCAGCGGGCGGGGAAATAAGGCGTTGATTAGTCATCTTCGTTGGGCAAGAGTTCAAGAAGTAAGTCAATGGCAACACCTGTCGTGTTTTCTAAGCCTGGTGTGTAATACTGCGCCTCTACCAGCGCTATTCGCAAACGCTCAATGCAGGGCCACGGGTCGCGCAGCTCGGTGGAGAAGTCATGGAATGGTGCGGGGTGGAAGTCAGTCATCGCCCGGCCTCTTGCTCCA